GCCGAAGGCGACAATGCGAGGCTATATGAAAAAACGTCGCTAAATTTGGCTTTGGGATACGAAGCTAAAGTGGCGGCCAATCTAGTATATCAAACAAGGAGAGCGTAATGGCGATAAATTTTCTTAAAAACGACGTAGCGGAGCGAACGCAAGCGGCGGGGCTAGTTAGGCTGGTGAGAGAATTTGAAGAGAAGGGATTTGAAATGAGAGTAAGTGCTAAAGGTGAACTATGGGGCATAAGGCGCGGAAACATGATAAAGGGCCAAAAGGCCGACTACTCAAAGAGCATGTTTAAGCTAGTAGGTAAATATATCATAAGAACCGCCGACGGCAAAGTGATCGATACGGCAGCTTAAATTTAATTTTTCGGGAGCTCTGCGGAGCTTCCTATAAAGTTAAATTTTTAAGAAAGGAGAAACGCCGATGAGTAAAACTACGATGCGTATGGTTTACGTGGCTACGCCCTATGCGGGGCTAAGCGGCGTAAGCGAAAAAAAACGCCCATCTTTAGCTAGATATATAGCCAAAAATGCTTGCATAAGAGTAAGAGAAGCGGGGTATATACCGATAAGTCCGGTGCTTGCATTTAGCGGTGTGTTTAGCGAGGAGCAAAGAGACGAGGTGTTAAAGGCTGGACTTGAGCTACTTAGCCACTGCTCTTACGTATATTTTTATGATTTGCACCCGGACGCTTTTAATAGCGAGGGTATGCAAAAAGAAAGAGAATATGCAAGAGAACTTGGAATTAGTGAGCTTGATTTAGACGGTGGATTGTGGATTGATTGATGGTGTTGCGGATAGTTAAAAAGCAAAGGGCGAATTTAACTGTCTGCTTAAAATACAGATACGTCTTAAAAGTAAGGCATATCAAGAAATTTGGAGCAGAAAGAGAGGAAAGCATGCAAATAAACAGTTTTAGCGACGTAGACGTTGCTTTAAAAAGACTATGCGAAGTAAGCGTAGGTATAGAAAAAATCAATGGCGAAGTAACGCTTGAGTGCAACCGTATAAAAGAAGCTAGAAAGAGCGAAGTTGAAAGACTCGAGAGCGAAAAAAGCTACATCGAGCAGCAAATCACACTATTTTGTGAGGACAATAAGGCTGAATTTGCCGAAAAACGCTCAAAAGAATTTACTTTCGGCGAGATCGGCTACCGCATAAGCAAAAGCGTAAGAGTACCTACCGTAAAAGCCAAGCTTGAGAGTTTGTTAAGCTCAATAAAGGCATTTGGATTAGGTAAAGAGTGCATTATATATGAAGAAAAGCCTAACAAGGAAGCACTTGCAGAGTTAAAAGATGAGGATCTAGTAAAACTTGGTCTTAAGAGAGTAGTAAAAGATAATTTTAGGATAGTGCCTAAGATAGAGAGCCTGGAGATAGGAAAATGAACGAGATAAAGAGTGATTTTCAAATCTATTGGGGTGAATATAAAAAGTTAAAAGATAGCAAAAATAGGCTTTTGCCTAGGTTTGTAAGACGAGAAAAATTAAGAATTTGCGTTAAAGGGCTTTAAGCCCTTTAAAGAGCGTTTTAAACCACTTTAACGCTCTTTAAAAGGTTTAATTTTAAGGAAAATAATTGAGAATTCTAAATTTATTCGCAGGTCTTGGCGGAAACCGAAGACTGTGGGATAACGTAACTGACATAAGAGTAACGGCCGTCGAGCTTGACGAAGCCGTAGCGCATGCTTACGCTTTTCGTTATCCAAATGATGAGATTGTTATTGCCGATGCGTACGATTATGCAGCAAAGCATTACGACGAGTTTGATTTTATATGGGCATCGCCGCCGTGCCAAACGCATTCAAAACTAAATTTCGGTAATGTTAGATGGAAGAATTCAAGAAAATTACCTGACTTTAATCTATACTCTTTGATAGCATATCTTCAAAAAAGATGTCAGACAAGATGGGTGGTCGAAAATGTAATACCTTTTTATACGCCCCTTATAGCTCCTAATGTTTTACTCGGTAGGCACTATTTTTGGTGCAATTTTCATATTGCTAAAAAAGATTTTAAGCCTAAGGTCGCCATAGCGGACGTTAAACTAGGCGATTTTAAAGACTTTGATATAACGGCTTTTAAGGACATAAAAAATAAGCGCCAAATACTGCGAAATGAGGTTAATTATGAGCTTGGAGAATATGTTTTTAAGTGCGCAATAAACAATGAAACAAAAATCCAAAAAGAACACGACCTAGGATTATTTAATGACAACTAAACAAAAAAATCACCTCGATAACCTACACGCAAAAAAGAGAGCATTGTATCAAGCTAGACTTAATAATGTCCTAAGCTATGATCTTAGTTTTTACCGCTTTAAAAACGGAAAGCTAAATGTGTCAAAACTAGCTAGATGTAGTGGTTTAAGCCGTGGATTTTTAGAAAAAGAGCTGTGGAAAAAAGGATTATAATGAGCGAAATTTTCGAGTTTTTAAAAAGTTCTAGCCTAACTAAGGATAGTTTCAACGAAAAGGTCGAGTTTTTGATAGATGGCTTTTTGGTAAAGCAGCTAATCACACTGATCTACGCTGACGGCGGCACGGGCAAAAGCTACATGGCCTTTGCTCTAGCTAAAAAACTTTGCAAAGAGGGTCAAAGGGTGTTTTTCATAGACTACGACAACCCAGTAGGCGTACTCAAACAACGCGGCGTAGATAGGTTACTTATAGAAAGCTACGAGAATATGAATTATATCCAGCGTTCCACTTTGGAGCTTTGCGGATTCGAGCTTGTTTTAAAGCTAGAAGAAAACGCCGTAGGCAAAGCTTACAAAGATTGCGTTTTTATCCTGGATAGCTTGCGGGATTTCGTAGACATCAATAACGACAACCGCATAAACAGACTGTTCGGCGCGCTCAAGAATTTACGCGAAGCGGGAGCTACCGTGATCATTCTGCACCACTCCAACAAAGACGGCAAAAACTATCAAGGCAGTAACCATATAAGGAATTCTCTCGACGTTATGTATCATCTACTAAAACGCCCTAGCAAGGAAAACGAGTTAAATTTCTTACTTGAAGTAGCCAAAGAAAGAGCCGGAGTAAAAGATAGCGGTTTTTGCGTAAAAACGCTAAATTTAGAACTAAACGAGCTTGACGTAGAAGTAGCTAGAATGAGCGAATACGAGCTAAATTTTACTACTCTAGCGCAAAAAATACTAGCCGGCGGAGATCTAAACAAAACCGAGTTACTAAACGCTATGAATTACGAAAAAGACGATAGAACGGCTAGGGATTGCCTCGATAAATTCGACGGCAAGCTATGGTTTAGCCGTAAAACTGGCAAGAGCGTGATATATAGTTGTAAAGCGGAGACTACAACCGATACAACTATTACAACTATAAGGGAAAATACCTTAAATTTGGCGGTTTGAGATGAATACGAGCGAACTAAAAAAACACTATATAAAAATGATACAAACATTGAAGCACAACTATTTCGTGGACGACGAGTGTAGGAAAGTGTATTTACGGGCGCAATTCGGCAAAGATAGCCTAAAAGAGCTAAGTATAGAGGAGCTCAGAAGCGTACTAGAAGTCGTGGGATATAAGCCCCATAAAGGTGCAAATTTTAAAAGACCTGCGCAAAAAAGCAAAGCAATCCACAAAACCAAAACAAGTAAAACGTCCAGCTCGTCCTTTATGTCTAGCGAAGATCTAACACCCGCTAAAGGCAGCCTATACGCCACCAAAAAGCAGCTTGAAACTATTGTTGGTATCTGGGAAGAGATAGCCAACGTAAAAACGGGTATGGCTTTAAGAGAGTTCATCTTTAGGATAGTTAAAATCAGACCTTTGCATCTTAAATTTCTATCGAGGAGCGATGCCGCCGACGTCGTGCAAGCCCTTATTCAAATGAAAGATAAATACTACAAATGATAAATAGCTTCGATATATTCGCCGAGTTCTACAACCGCGTCAAAGAGAGCGAAAGTATGGCCGACATCATCAAAGAATACGGCGGAGCCAATATTTACGTGCCAAGCTACAAAGGTACGTTTAGAAACTACGATATACTAAAAGAATACGAAGAAGGCATAAAGCTAGGTAAACCAAGCCCGGTCGTCATTCGCGAGATCGCTACGAAGCATAGCCTGAGCTATAACAGTGTTTGCGCCATAATCAAAGAGATAAGAGCCTAGTTTGTTCGAGTAAATGCGCCCTCTTTCCTGCACTTTTCTTTAAAATCCAATCTGTAGAGGCTTCCGCCTTTAATCCTTTTTTTGACAAAATATTCTCAGGAAATTATAATACACCCCAAAAAGGCCTTTAAAATGCTTAAATTGCTAATATTTGCGAGCCTGCTATTTACTTGCACCTTTACGGACTATGAGGCAAAGGTGGTAAAAATTTCAGACGGCGACACGATAAAAGTCTTGACTGCAGATAAGCAAGAGATAAAAATAAGGCTTCACGGCATAGACGCCCCAGAAAAGAAGCAACCTTTCTCGCGTTTATGTAAACAAGCCTTGCAGGGTAAAATAGCCGGAAAGATCATAACCGTAATGGGAGATAAAAAAGATAAGTATCAAAGGACTATCGCAAAAATATTCCTTGATGGAGAAGACGTGAATAAATTTATGGTCAAAAACGGCTATGCTTGGGCTTTTAAGAAGTATTCCAAGGAGTATGAGAATGATGAAGCGTATGCTAGAAATGCAAAGCTAGGCCTTTGGCAAGAAGATAGCCCAACCCCGCCTTGGGAGTTTAGAAAAAAGAGAAGAAACTAGACTACTACTTAAAGCTATTTTTTACGAAATTTATAGCTACTTTTTTTACGACTTCTTCGGTTTTATCCGGCAATTTTCCGCTTTTATCTACCGGCAAGAACGGGCGAGCCGCGATTCTTACATTTTTACTTCGTCCCGCCTTATTGGTGCCGAATTGATGAACTAGCCCATAAGCAAAGCCGTTTTTATTCGTATTATTAGATACCGTGGCTTTTTTATCGTCTGCTTTAACTATCCATTTATCCGCCAAATTTCCGTCCCATCTTAAAATATTAGATGACTTTCCTAACTTTTGTTTTTGCCTAATCGTACTAGGTTTCAAGGCTTGCCATTTTTGTCCGAACGGGCTGCTCTCGTTCTCAAAACTAGCTTCTATTTCGTTTTGCAAGATATTGCCTAGCGTTTGCATTAGCGGCTTGGTTTTTTTGTCGATATTTTGTAGAGATTTTAGCTTAGTTTGCAGCTCTTCTAGGCCTTTAACTTCTATCATTGCGTTTGTCCCCTTAAAATGTGGTATAATTACACAAAATAGATAAGAGATGGCCCAGATTTGGCAGGGTTCCAGTTGCAAAAGCAAGCTGTATATGACTTGGGTTCGATGCCCGGCCTTATCTACTTTATCTTTATATATCTTTTTTTATCTTTCAAAATAGCTTTATAATTTTCTACGGGTATCCTCGTAATAGTCGCTATAAAATTATCGGTTTTAAATTTTTTAAGCGTATAGTCTAGGCGGACGACGGCGTAATTTACCATGTTATCGTTTTGTAGACTATTATAAAAATATAGTAAAACATTGTCCCTTTTATCGTAAAATACGCGTTTAGCTTCGTCAAATACGCCTACTACGGCTTTTATTTCATCGATATTGGGCTCTTTTCCCTTCGGCTTGCTATCTCTCGTGATGTGCGAGATGGTGTTTTGATAAACGGCTATACTGGATGCTTTGGGCTCTACGTCGATGATTTTTAGATTTTTCTTGATACTTTGCTTTAACTCCCCTACTTGAGCCACCTGGTAAATTTTATCCTTGATGATTTTACCGCCGACTACGGCACTTACCATATCGTCTAAGCTTTTTTGCCAAACGTAAACGTCTCGCTCGTGCTCGAAGCTATCTAGGGATTGTTTTAAATTTTTCTTTGCAAGACTTGAAGTAATGGCGCCCAAGGCCTTATTTTGCTTATCTTTTAAAATTTCGTCTGTCTTATCAACTTTACCTGGGTTGTATCTAAAATCTTTTTCTGCAGCTTGAGGTAAAAAAGAGCCATCTGTAAGTGGCACGATACCTCTAGCTACGCATTCGGCCTCTGTAAGCACCTGCACCTTGCAGCGGCACCCCCAGCCGTTTGGCGGATAATTGGTATCCCAAAATTTATCCGTCTTGGGCAGGGTCTTGCCGTGAAGCTTCCTGTGGGCTTCTCTTGTTCTGCTATCAAGTACTGCAGTATAGCGGAAGTATTCGCCTAGGCTTTCCATCTGGTTTTCATACCTAGCCTTGGCGTAGGACGTTCTCATATTGGTGTTAAATATAGTCCTTAGCCGCCTATTGCCTACATAAATTTCTTTTTCTTCGCCGGTTTTTGGGTCTTTTACCTTGATATTTCCCAGCCAGCCTTTCTTTGCAAGCATAGGCTTTACGCTCTTTTTCCACTCGTCAAACCCGACGCCTTCTTTAAAGGCTTTGGTGAGCGAAGCCTGCGTATCTTTAAGAAGATCCAAATTCATCATCTTTGCGACGGTAAAAGCTTTTTTATGGGCGTCGTAAATGATCTCGTCGTAATCAAAGTGCGCTTCTGGCTTTTTGCTCTTTAAATATTCATAAACCGCCGTAGGCTCCTCGAAAAAACTAAATTTCATCTAGATATCCCAACATCTGCGCATTGGCTACGGCTTTAAACATCAAGGGTTCAAGCCTCTCAAATGGCAAATCATAAAGCTCATAAAGCTTATCGAAAGCCTCTTCGTAAGTCTCGCTGCTTGCGATTAGTTTGTTTAAGGCCGCTTCTATCTCGCCGTCTTCTATATCCATCTCGTCCGTGGCTTTATCAAATCTATCTAAAGCCTTTAAAGAGCCTTTTAAGGCTGCTAAATTCGCTTTATTGGCTTTTAAATTTTTCTCTTGCACCCTGGCATTTTCGTCGATCTCAATATTGTAAGTCGAGGTTATATATTTTTTGGTCGGAGCAAAGCCCATATCGTATAGCGTCTTGTCTCTTGCAGCGCGCTCAGTATTAGGAGCGTCTTCGTCGAATAGTTTTGCGTAAAGCTCGCCGTTATAGCCGTTTATCTCCTTAAAAAAGCTTATGGCTTTGTTCATCACGAAGATTAAAATTTTAGCATCGTTTGCGGCCAAATCCTCTCTGATTTCATTATGTGTCTTTGCCGCGGCATAGCTTCCCTCTTTTACATCGCTAGTCAAATTTGCGCCTAAAATAGCCTTACTGATTTGATTGTCGAGGTATGCGGGAAGTCTCGTAAAATCTACGTTTGAGGTAGGCTGCACCAGCGTGATCTCCTCGTCCGTGTCTATGACCGCGCTATCGCCGCTAAGCATAGCTTGCACTTCTGCAGCCATTTCGTCGGGCTCGTAGCTAGTCTTTGCTATCGCCCAGGGCGATCCGAATTTTTCTAAAAACCTAAACCAAAACTTTAAACTGGCGTTTTTCATCTTTACGGGAAAATACAGCTTTTTCAGTAGCCCGTCTCCGTATACCTTTCTAAAATTCGCTCTGTTTAATGCGTATATAACTTTTAAAGGCGGAATACTTCGCTCACTTCCGCTTGCATTAAATGTGAACTCGCCCGCGTCGTTAAATTTAAACTGCCTAAAATCGCGCTGCACTAGTCTTGGGTATACAAGACCTTCTTTTTCTTTGTAGTTAATCTCGAATACGTTTAATCCGTAAAGATAGGTCTCTAAAATTTGGCTGACTACGTCGGGATTAAAAATCTTTTTAAATTCGTCCTTAATTTTTTCATCGTCGCAAACGATTTGGATCTCTTTTTTCTCGGTCACGGACTTGCGGCTCACGTCGCACTGCGTAACGGTAAGATCAGCTAGTATCATATCCATATCATCATCGCCAATGCTGGAAACTCCCGTATTTATCAGCAAATCTATCAGGGTTCCGTTTTGGGCAATAACGGCGCTCTTGCGCTTTACGATAGGCGTCTGAATTCTATCGTTTCTGTTCGGTTTTATGTATTTAAAATTCAGTCTTTTCTTGTTCATCTTATGCGCCTTTTTACTTTCTTTTTTAGCTTCGTTAAGTCGTATGCACCCGCTAAGCTGTCGGGCGCGTCGTCGTGCTTGGCTTCTGGATACTCCGTAAGCTGTTCGATGAGCAGGCTTTGGCTTTGATGAAAGAGTATTTCGCCGTCTTCTATAGGCACTTCAAGCTCCTCTATTCTTTGCCCTTTGCTTGCGGTATTATTCACGCCTTTTAAAGGTAGTTTAACGCCTATCTCAAAGGCCTTTTCTCTGATCCAGCCTCTAAAAAACTCCTGCCCGCCGTTGCTCTCTATCGCGCAAATGCGGCATTTATAGAGCTGATTAAGCCTAATGATCTCTTTGATGGTCTTTTTGGTCTTCATGACCTCTACTATGCTTTCTGCTACGTAGATCTTGGCTTCTGCCTTGCTCACTCCTAGCACCGTTATGGCCGTATAATCGCTCTTTTTCTTTTCGCCTGCGGGGTCGATATACATCACGAAGTAATCGCACCTCGGAAGCTCGCGGTAAAAATGCATACTCTCTTTGGTGAAAATTTGAGCCTCGCTTCTAGGATCGTTTTGCTGCTCTTTGTTGAAGCTTTTTAAGTTTTCGGCGCGCTTTTGCATGAGTTTTAAAATCGGTAGTGCATCCTCCCAAAGTACCCGCGCCCCGTCGTCCATAAGGGCTTTGTTTTTTAAATAAAAGGTTTCGCTAGCCTCTTTCGAGACATTTTTGTAAAGCTCGCTCCATCTCTCCCATAAATCCATACGCTTTGGGTAATTTATGATGCTTTGGTACTTTTTGGCATTCCAAAATTTAAGCTTGAGCTTCCTAGCTAAAACGCTATCTGCGTGAAGTACGGTGCCGATATAAAGCACGTCGAGGCTACCGTCTACGCTACCCAAATTTAAAACCGCTTCGTCTAGCCACTCCTCGAGCTTATCGCGCTGCTCTTTACTGCGCACGTTGGTGTCATTTTCTAGGTCGTCTAGGACTACTAGATCGGGGCGGTATACGCCGAACTTCACACCGCGCAGTCTTTTACCCGAGCCAAACGCCTTAAGCTTGACTCCGTTTTTAGAGACGAACTCGCCTATCTTCCAGTTCTTGCTTGCGCCGCAGACGTGTGGGAAGTCCATTTTTAAATTTGCGTTGTCCTCAAGCTCGGCTTTGATGGCTTCAAGACACCCCTCAACGAGCTCCACGGCATCTGAAATTTCGACTATGAATCGCTTCTTGCTAAAACAAATACACCAAAGCGGAAGAAGCTGTGAGCAATACGTGGTCTTTGCATGCCCGCGCGGCGCGGCGCGGGCATATTTGTCTCCGCTTGTGTTTTGCGTCATAGCTTCAAAAATCTGCGCTAGATCTTCGTGAAGCGCGCAAGAGCTGCTAATGCTAAAATAGTGTGGGAAATAAGTCCTTGCAAAAAACATAAAATCGTGCTCGGCGCGTTTTACTCTTGCGACCCTATCTTTAGGAGATAGAGGACTATTTAGATGTATCTGCTCTTTTAGCTCACCACTAAGCTCCTCCAGCCAGCCATAAAAGTCTTTGCGCGTGAGTTTGCTGAGTTCTGGCTCCACGGCGCCCGCTTGCCTATGGCTTTCGCGGCTATCCTCTAAAAAGCTATCCAGTTCGTCTTTTGAAAAAAGCATGTATTCTTCCTAAACGTCGAGCTCTTCGATAGCTTTGACAAATTTCTCGCTCTCGATGAGCTCGACGAGTTTTTTGATACACTCTTTGTTCTCGTCGTCTTTAAATTTATCAACTACTAGCATAATGACCTTTTTAGCGATGCTTAGGCGGTATGCCGCCGGATTTTCGTAGCTTGCTACTTTGGTCATCTTGACGAAGCTGTCACCTATTTTTGAAAGCGCCTCAGCCTTTTTGCCCGCAGGCAGTTCGCTCTCTCTTATATCTTTGACCGCCAGGCGCATCTCTTCTATAAAGTTTTGATAGATGTTTTGCTTATCTTCGCCGCTTTTATTTAGATAGCTTGCTGCTTTTAGTTCGTCCCAGTCGCCGTTTTGAGATTTGTAGTTTTTTATGGTTTTTACGGTCTTGTTTAAAATTTCAGCTATGCGCTCAAGGCTGAAGCCTTTTAAATATAGCTCTTTTGCTAGCTCTTTGATATTCGGTTTCTCAGCCATTTAAATCCTTTAAGTCCATTTTTTTCTCGCTGTGCCTAAACGCTCTTATGCCGAGCTTGGGCGCGCTGTCGTCTTCTAACGTAACGGGAAGCTTTTTGCTAGCCATTTTTAAAAGTAAAGCGTCTAGCTTTGCTATTTGTTCGTTTAGCGCCTCTTTGGGGAAGTTGTTTCGCTTTTTTAGCTCGATAATAGTCAAATTTACGCCGATGTCTTTTAACAGCGGCGTAGGGTTTTGCGGAAGTTTGATAAAAGAGGAGATATAAGCCAAGGCATCGTTTACGCTATCGTCTATGACGCTTTGATTAACAGCGCCGCTTCCTTCAAAGTCGCTGAGCTCTTGCAGCTCTCTAGTAGAAACTTCTTTTAGTAGATCCTCGTTTGTTAAAACCATTATTTTGTCTCCAAATATTTTAAACCTTTTGACCGTATTTGTTATTAGCTTTTAGCGAGCGTTAAAAGCGCGTTAAAACGTTTAAAATATTTTTCTCGTAGTTTTAGTCGTTTTTGATTTAAAAGGACGTGAAGCCCTTTTAAATCGATTTGTTACATTTTTAGCTCAATGATCGCGTCAAGCCTATTGCAGATCGGAAGCGGTCTGCTTTCGCTAACAATGCCCCAGCCCATACCTTTGTCAAGCACTTCTGGAGCCGCAGCGAAGAATTTAGTCGGAGCCTTTCCGATGGCAGACGTATGGTTTGCTCTCGTATAAACTATCTCAAAGATATCGTCCATCAAAGGCACTACTACGCCTTTTTTGCCGCTCATGTAGCTCGTATCTTTACCCTTCGTGTTTTTGTACGAGGCATCGTAAGGCATAAAGGTCTTGCCAAAAAGCTTAAGGGTTAAAGCGCCGTTGCTATCCACGACTTCGCAGGATTTTAATTTTAAAATTTCTTGGTCTTCCGCCATCTTGAGCAACTCATTGAAAAGTTCCCTAGTTACTAGCGCTATATAAGGCTTAGCGATGCCTAACACCTCTTTTTGGGCGGCTTCGATATCATTCAGTAAATTTAGCAACTTGGTAGTGTTCGTGATAGTTATCTCTTTTCTATTTGCGCTAAGCTCAAACAGCACCTTCCCTTTACCGTCCATTACCTTACCGAAAATAGCGCCTATAGCCATATACTCTACCGTATTGGTGATATTACTTTTTTGGCTAGCTAGTTTTTTGCCGATAGCCGCAGACAATGATTTAAGCTGCTCGCTTTGAGTATTGAGTGTTCTTAGCAAATTCATCTCGCTAGCCGGGAGCAGATCATACTGCGGGAAGCGAGGAAGCGGTACAGAGATGATAGTTTGGTCGGGATTTTTTGTCACCAAGTGCTCTCCGTTTTCGCTAACGCTTTCAAGGATTATGCCCGCGCCTTTTTCGATGATAATGTTATGGGTATTGGAAAGCGTCGGAGTCCATTTTTTGAAAAACGTATCCGTTATAAAATTTTGATCGACCTTAGTCTGAATTATGATCTCAGTCATCGCCTCGACCGTAAATTTTTTTAAAAGTTCATCCATTTTTATCTCCTTATCTCACTATAATTTTTTGTTTGAACAGTGCGGTTTTTAGCTCCGCGGCGGCGTTTTCCAGCATCACTTCGCCGAGCACCAGTACGTCTGCGTCCCCTGTGGCCTCTACGTTGTCGCAAAGTACCCCAAATACCGCGGAAGCGTTTGCGATAGTAGTGGTTTGATTGTCGCTAGTTACGGCCGCAAAACTCTCGCCACCGTTAATACTAAACAGCACGGCTCCGCACTCTAATGTCTTTGTAGTCTCTACTTTGGCGTTAACGCCGAGCACCTTGTTTACGACCACATCTCCGACGGTCTTTGGTTTTTTCTGTTCGTTTGACATCTTATTCTCCTCCTAATGCAAATTTAACGACATCTATTTCTGCGTCCGATTGGCTTTTGTTGGCAAACATATCGTTACTCGGTATGCTCGTTTTTTGCTGCGGCAGCATAACGCCTTTTAAAAACTCATTAAAGCCGTTTAAATCGGCTTTTGCGTAACTGAGTGCCCACTGTTTTTGACTTTCTTGCAGCTTATTTGCGATAATAGCTGTGTCTACCGCGCTTTGAGCTAGTTGTTCTTTTAGCGCAGCAACCTCTTGTTTAGAGGCGTCAAGCTGATTTTTAAGCTCGACTATCTGAGCCTCATAGTTCGCGCCGTTTTGCGTAGTAGTCTGAGCCTGTGGCTCGCCTTTTGGATTTTTTGCATCATCCATGTTTGTCTCCTTTGTGAAATTTTTATTCGCTCTTACTTCTCCGAGTTCGTCTAAAAACGGCTTATTGGTTAGCGCCGCGGAGTGCAATGTGCAGCCCTGCCAAGCTCCTGTCTTTTCGTCTACGCCCATAAAGTCATAAACCGGGCTAAGATATTTATATTCACCGTTTTTGATGAATTCTTTTGCTTTGGCCGTCCAACTTACGCGCCCGTAAAGCGCGCCGTCTTTTATAAAAAGCTCTTTTATCCAGCCCGCCGCGGGCGCTATCTCTCCGCTTAAAGTTTGGTGCTCGTAGTCGATCACTATATCTAGGCTACGCTTGTCGAAATTTAGCTTCATTTTTTCTATGTCTGCAGCGTCTATACTAAACGTTCCTCCAGCATGTCCTTGCCAAAAGCCGGTTACGGCCAGGCAAATTTCGCTTAAAACTTCTTCTTTATCGTCCTTTAGCGCGATTAAGTCTTTTGTTATGAGCATAAGAATTCGTCCTTTTCTAAAAATTGTGTTCGTATCTGCCTTGTGAGCACGTAGACGTAGCCGTAGTCGGTAATATCGTTTAGCGACGCCTTAGCGCTTTGGGGTTCTATTCTAAACTCGTTACATAAATTTGAGTTTCTTAGCTTCCCATCTATCTCCTCGCATAGAGCGTAGGCTTTAAATTTATTGGCTTGTCGGTAGTTTTGATTTTTGTTTGAAGTGCAGGCTAGTATATGGATATTATACGTCGCACTTCGTTCTACTACGTTTTCGTATTTTTCATCCACGAACTCTACGAATACGAAGCTCTCGCCGCCTTTTATCAATAGCTCCATCTCTTCTTTGTTATTAAACTCGCCCAAATACGCTCTAACTACCGAGTTTTTGGGTTCGGCCGCTTCTTTAATCGTGTTTATAAGTTCTTTTTCAAATTCTTCCAGCATTTACCGCCTTTGGTGTATTTTTGGCGCAATTATGAAATGTTTCGCGCCGAAAATCTATTACAGAACTTTGACAAAGTTTTTTGACAAAAAATCGTGATAGATTTCTGAGGCGGGCATGGCGTAATATTGCGGCAAAAGTTTGGAGGATGCCATGACCTTAATAGAAAAAATCAAAGAAAACGAGGGCTTTAGTAACAAGGTATATGAAGATACACTTGGCTACTCTACCGTGGGATACGGCTTTTTGCTTGCCGCGCTTACGGCCGACGAGCTAGCGCTAAACGGCGGGAAGGCGGAGCCTATGAGTAAAGATGTCGCAGATAAAATTTTAAAACTCAAGCTTGAAAAACTTACTCCTGCAGTCTTTGCGACGTTTGATTGGCTAAAGGAAAAACCGCAAAACGTCCAAGAAGTGGTGATAGAAATGGCCTATCAGCTAGACGTTTCAAAGGTTAAAAAATTCGTAACCACGATGCACCATATAAGAATGGGCGAATACGAAGCCGCCTATCAAAGCGGCATGAGCTCTCTTTGGGCGAAACAAACTCCAAACAGAGCAAAAAAGGTATTAGGAGGCTTATTGTGAAGTTAACGATAACGCGCTTTAAAAATATAAGTGACGGTACGATAGGAAAGTTCGAACTGCGCGAAGCGGACGAAAAGCCGCTACTTTCAGGCTATACTCTTGAACCCGCGGGTGAAGACTGCGTAACGCCTGGGCGAGATCTACGCGTGCCGCAAGGAGTATACGAGACGGCGTGGGAATATAGCCCGCGCTTCGGACGGGTTCTAGCAACGCTTTTTAACGAAAAGGTAAGCAAAAACCGCCGTATACTCATTCACGCTGGAAACTATCCCAAAGATACGCTAGGCTGCGTTTTGATAGGCGCGAAAGCGGACGAAAGAGGGATTTACGATAGCAAAAAGACGCTTGAAGCCTTTATGGAGCGAGCCAAAAATAAGCCGCTAACCGTAGAAATCATAAATAAGGGTGTTTGATGGGCTTTTCAACAACTAAACTTTCTATTGTAGGCTTTGCCTTATCTGCGCTTTTGGGTTTTACTTGCGTAAATTTGTTTCTCGAAAAATCAAGGCTAGAGGGCGTAAATTCCGTCTTGCTTAAAGACCTTGAAAGCGCAAAAGAGAAAAACGAGCGACTGACCAAGGACTACGCTACGGCCAAAAATAACCTAAACGCCTGCAACGTGTCTCTTTCTTTACAAAACGAAGCTATAAAGGCCGCCGCGGTAGAGATCGACGATACTCCGGCCAAAGAGACTGAGCGGATAAAGAAAATCTACGTCAAAGATAAAAGCTGCGAGGCCGAACTAGCTGCATATAAGGAGCTATTTCGTGATTAGGATTTTAATTTTTTGCGTGTTTGCTTTGATCTTTGCGGGTTGTGCGGCCAAACCTCAAACGAGCGAGCCGCATATCATTTATCAAGAAAAATACGTACCCGTAAAATGCAATGCAAAGATGCCCGTAAAACCGAAAAACGACGGCACATTTGAGACGGATAAACAAATCGCCATCTATTACCGCGATTGCGAAAAAAAACTAAAACAATGCCTGGGAATAAAGGAATAAAATGGAAAATAGCCTAAATTTTAGCGACGAGATCAAAGAGGCTACGGGACTTATAAACTCCGCCGGAGCTTGGGGAGCGAATGAATTTTTGGTCTTTATGGTGATTTTCGGCTTTATAGTATTTGTAGTGATCTTTTGGCTACTAAACAAAACCGCGAACAAAAACTCCGAAATTTTGGTGGATATTTCCGTAAGAAGCAACGAAGCTATAAATAACAACACGGCCGCCACCAGAGAACTGGTAGAGACGCTACGCACCGAAAACGGCGCGAACCACCAAAAACTAAACGAAATTCACGACGACGTAAAAGAGATAAAACAAAACGTGAGACGAAGGCGACCTACTAAAAATAATAAATTTAGCGAGCATATCGGCGATGAGTAGGGAATATTTTATAGAAGTCGCAACGATTAGCGAAGTAAGCGGAGACAAGGCAAGAGTAGCCGTAGGATCTATGGTTACCGACTTCTTGCCTGTATTTCAAAGCTTTTCAAACTCGTTCGCCGTAAGTTTTTCTCCTATCAGAGTGGGTGAGCAGGTGCTGGTCTTGCCGGTAAGAGGCAACCTAAACAGCGGCGTCATACTTCGCGGACTCTACCAAAGCGCGCATAAAGAGGAGCCGACTAATAAAAAGGTGCGCGTAAGCTTCGAAGACGGCGTAAGCATGAGCTACGATACGGCTAGCTCTACGCTTGAAATTAAAAGTCCGAAATCTATAAATATAACCTGCGAAAACGCGAATTTGAACGCTAAAAGCGTAAACGTAACCGCAAACGATACTACCGTAAAAAGCGGAAGCATAAAGCTGCTGGGCGCCATATCTACGGCCTCAAATAGCGGCGGTAGCGGAACTTTTGAAATAAACGGAAACGTGAATATAAGAGGCTCGATCGCCGCTAGCGGTAACGCAAGTTTCGGCGGCAACGTAAGAGACGGCAGGGGCGATCTAACAAATCATACAAACAACGGGGCGGCGAGGGACTAATGGCAAAGTATCTAGCGAGCATAAAAGAGAGCATAAAGGATATCTTGCTTACGCCCCTTGGTTCGCGAGTCATGCTACCCGAATACGGCAGCAGGCTATTTGAGCTAATAGACCGCAAGGTAGACGACGAGTTTAGGGCCGATCTTGCCTGCTACGTTATTGAAGCCGTAGAAAGATGGGAAAAAAGAGTGAAGATAGACGAAGTAAAGCTAATAAGCCTAAAAGATCATAGGCTAAATTTTAAGATCGCTCTAACTAGCGGCGACGAGATAGGAATAGAGCTATGAGTTTTTTAAAAAATTTACCTTACCCGGGCGTGATCGAAGAGCTTAACTACGACGAGCTTTTAAAGGGCATTAAAGAGCTTTTTAAAAGCTATCTGCCGGATAAAGAGATGGCGTTGCTTGAAAGCGACAACTACTCCGCTCTGCTCGAAACGTTAGCTTACCGCGAGCTGCTTTTACGTGCTCGCATAAATAGCTCGGTAAAAGCCATGCTACTGCCTTTTTCTAGCGGTAGCGATCTCGATAATATCGTGGCGATATACGGTATTGAACGGCTAAAAGGAGAAAAGCCAACCGCGCAGTGTGAGTTTAGCCTTTCAATGCCAAGAAGCAGCGATACATATTTGCCAAAAAACCTAATTTTACGCAGCGAAAACGGCAAGCAAGCGACCTTAAAAAGCGAGACGATAATAAGAGCAAACGAACTAAAGGCCGTCGGAATGATCGTCTTGGACGAATTTGTAAAAACCGGTAAAGAAAAATGCGAATATATTCAAACGCCGCTACCTTTCGTGCTAAAAGCAAAACAGCTAAGTGAGTTTGAAGGCGGTGCGGAGGTAGAAAGCGACGAAAGGCTAAAAGAAAGAGCGGTGCTTTCTCTTGAAAGATTTAGCACTGCGGGAAGCAAAAAGGCTTATATATATCACGCCCTTTCGGTAAACGCCAAAGTAGAAGAAGCCAGCGTGCTAAACGGGGGACCTGGCATAGTAAAGGTATATCTAAAAACTAGCGATATGAGCGAAGAAACGAGACTAAGCGTAGCGGATTATCTAAGCGGCGAGAAAGTAAGACCGCTAACCGATACGGTTATAGTAGAAAACGCTACGATAAAAAACATAGAGGTTATGGCCGAGCTGGAGCTCACCGATATGTTTTTGCAAGATAGTATAGATAAAGAAATCAAGGCCTCAAAAGCCTCTCTTTCTATCGGCGAGGATCTAAATTTAAGCTACGTATATTCTACGCTTCACAAAAACGGGGTATATAGGGCGAGGCTAATAACTCCGAGCGCAGATACCAAAGTAGGAGACGATAGCTTTATTAAAGTAAGTTTTTCTCTAAGCTACAAAAAGGCCGAGTTATGAGCTTGTTACCAAACCACAAAAGTAAATTTGACAAGAAATTCGACGAGTTATTCGGAGTAAGGCTTGACAATCTGGATTTAGGAGCGATAAACATACTGGCCGACTCTTGCCCGGCTTCTCTTTTGCCTATACTGGCTCAAAGCTACGACGTGGATATAGAGGGGCTCGGCGAGGCGGCAGCCAGAGAGCTTATAAAAAACGCCTTCGAGATACATTTTTATAGCGGCACTTTTTACGCGATGAAAAAAGCCGTGAGCGCATACGATAAAGACGCGCTTATAATCGAAGGAAATTTAAGCCAGAAATATGGCGGCGCTTTTTAATTCGACGGGCCGCGCCTTTTCGGGAGCAAACACAACTCGGCGGGAAAA